CGTAAATGCTCCATTTTCTGACCGAACGATTGAAAGCCCCGGCTGAGGTTTCATCTCGTTAAAATCAAATCCTAGAATTGTTGCTGCCATGTAATTTTCTTAGTTGGTGAATTTTGCGCCGCCCGGTTGTCTTGCCATTGCTTCTAAGACGCCTTTTTTGACTGCTTCAGACATTGACGCATCGATTCCATTTTTTATGCCGAATTCAACTTGTCTTTGCATTTCTGCGTTTTTCAAAATTTGTAAATTTTGGCTTTGTCCAACTTCGTCCATTGCGGTGGTCATGTAGTTTGCCATACTTGCTGATTCTACATTAGGAGAAAGGTCGTACTTTGACGGTAGTCCTAATTTTTCACTCAGCAAGTTTGAAAAACGCTTGAAGCCAGTAGGGTCAACTGTTGCCATGTTCTGCGCTCCTGCGACGAGTTCGTCCATGCCTTTCAGGTAAACGGCCTTAAATCCAGCAAACACGATATCGCCAAGAAACCCACCAACTGCCGCAAGTTCTGCTGTATTGCCGGAAACTGCTTTTGTGATTGCGATGCCAATGGTTTCTCCTGCGGTTGAAAACTTGCTTTCGATCTGCGGCAAGAAATTATTCGTCGCATCAAGCGCAACTTTCAATCCGTCGTTAAAGCCCGTTCCGAATGCGACTTGCAATTGAGTTACAGCCGCTTTTGTCTGATTGATTTTCGCGTTGGTGGTGGTGCTTCCTTTTTCAATCGCTTTATAGAATCTCCCGCCTTCGCTGGTTGCAACTTTTAATGCTTGCGCGACAACACCAATGGTTATCTTGCCGGCTTCCATGTCCTTGAACAAATCAGAGTATGACCTGCCCGTTTTTTCTGCAATAATTTGCAGCGGGTTAAATCCACTTTCAGCAAGTTGGTTCAGCTCTTGCCCCATTAGCTTTCCTTTTGCTGCAATTTGAGCAAACGCCACGGACAATCTGCCGAATCTCTCACTGTTTCCAAGGGAAATATCGCCAATCATTTGCAGCAATGGCGTAACATCTTTAATTGCAACGCCGAATCCAAGCAGGAGCTTTGCGCCCTCTGCGTAGTCTTGCAAATTCAGCGGCGATTTCTTTTCTTCTTCCCTGAACGTCTTGATAAGTTCTTTAGCGATTTTTACGCTTCCAGTCAAAACCTCAAATTGCAATGTCAAATCCTCTACGGAAGCGGCGGCATTTGAGCTAGAGACGACAAGCGCACCGAGTCCAGCAGCACCAGCAGCGCCCATTGCGGTCAATCCAGCAACTCCAGTTGCCGTTGCGCTGCCAAGCTCTCCGATACGCCCCTTTGCAAGTCGTAGCGTCTTCTCCAAGTGCGATGCGTTGCCGCGTATATCTACTGTGAAAGCCATGTGATTCCCTCTGTTATGTCGTCGGTGTCAATTTGTTCCTGTTGGTCTGCGATGCGTTCTGATAGCGGTTTTTCAAAGTAGTCCGTGGCGATGATTTTCCGATAGCATTTGACTCCCTTTCGATAAAGCAACGCATGAAACAATCTCGCCTCTTCGTCAATTGGTAGCGCGTTGATTTGCTCTGTTGTCCAGCCATATTCTGCCGCGAATAAGTCGATCAAGAAATCTCTGTCATCGGGTGGGTCACCTCGGTCAGTTTCTTTCCCTCACCGCCTGTCTCGATCTGTGCCGCCTCCCATCGGTTGACAACGCTTTGCACGTATTCGCCAATCTCGTTTTCCTCATCTTCGCTGAGCAACAATCCGACGTTCGCCATTGCGTCAAAGAAATCGTCATCGGAGCGCATGGCTTTTTTGACTTCGATGTTATCGCTCATCGCCAATGCCGCGTAACCGTAAATTAAGATCGTGCTGTGAGATTTGCCGCGGCGTTTTTCGTCGGGTAGAAACTCACAAAGCCTTGACCAGATGAAATGCGTTAGTGGTCGCAGTTCTTTTCCTTGGATTGTTGGTGTATTGTTCATTTTCTGTAGAGTAGTTTTTCGAGTGTAAGAATTGTTTTCTGGTCGTCATCTTTGCCAACGTAAGCCGTTCTGTTTTTGTGCTTTACTGCCGTGTGCGTCGTCGTCTTGATGTCGCTCAGTAGCTGTTTCCAGTTCAGCAACGCCGCTTTGACGTATGCCAGATCCTCAGTCGGCAGTTTGATGTGGATTTCTTTGTCCATCCACAAGTTCAGATCGGTGGCGGCGGTGCGGTCGAAGTGCCACCATACAGAATCGCTGTAATGGCTCCACCCGTGGCATGGATGACCGATTGCGACCAACGTGGCCGCGGCTGCTGTGCCTGCCGTGCGTATCGTGTCGGCGTTGGTGTTTTTGCTGCAATACAGTTCCCCACCTTTCGCCTGCGCGGCCATTTTCATCATCACGCAAAATGCGAGTTTGATTTTCGCTAGCGTGTGGCCTTGGTTTTTCTGTATCCACTCATCGTCATGCCAGGCTTTCGCCACAAGTTGCGCGGTGTTGCCAGTTGGCGAGGAGCCAGAGAATTGCCAAATGACCCGACGGGATTTGATACCGTCGCCGATGATCACTTGCATCGGTGCTGTTTTGTGCAACGGAATATCAATGGCGATGATCGTGGCAGCCAACTGAGGATCGCTGATTTCCGATGTGACGTGCGCTATTGCAGCGCCGCGGATGGAGCTTAAAGGTGTATTCATTTCGTTGTTGGTAATTAAGCTGTCAGGGTCGGCGAGTATTCAGCTTCAAATGACACTTTGCGGTAGTCTTCATTCGACTGACCAGATTTGACGCTCATAATGATGGTCAGGCCTGCGCTAATTGATCCAACAAGATGATCTGTCGGCACCGTGATCAAAGTAACGACCGCGGAGATCGTGCCAGCAAAAGGTGAACTAGCTGGGATGCTGCCGCCAATGGAAATTTTGCATGTCTCATCGAAAAAAGTAATCCCGGTTCTGTCTCCGCTGATGTTTTTGATCATCTTGTTTTCGCTCTGGTAATCCCAGTCAACTGAATCCGTGATGATTCCAGTCTGTTGAGCTGGAATGCCAAAAACGCCATTTGTCGCACCTAATTGAGTCGCCATGATATTATTGCCGCGGTGTCAAATTTTAGGTTGTCTGAAAAACTATGTCGCAATCGAATGAGCATTCCAGGCTGTCATTTTCCCATTGCGGTATGCCGCCATTATTGGCAAAATAATCAATGAAAATTCCGTTTAGTTCGGCATTCATTAGGGTTTTGAAATTAGCCGCAAGAATTGTTTCCAGCTCGTTTGTGATGTCGTTGATTTGATCCACCGTCAACGTATCGCCGCTGTGCGCCCGTAGCTTAATTTCTACCGTTCCGCGGTATGCTTTTGTCAAAGTAAATGAAATGCGCTCACTGGTCATTGTGACGCCGATAAATGGCAATTCAATTTCTTCAAATTGCTGCGCGTCCACGGTTGGAATTGCTGAGATTTGTGAATTTAGTATATTCACAATTGCGGTTTTAATTGTCTGCGTTGTCATTGTAGTTTTTTCAATCTTGCTTTGATTATTGTGATTGTCCGCTTGTAGCCATCGGCAATTGCGCGTTGCACGGCTTGCCCATTAGTTCCGGCTTTGCTGTATGCGTAATCAACTTTGTTCGTCAGAAAAATTGTTGAATTGAGTCCGCCTTTTCGGATAAATGCCGATGACCCTTTGTTGGAGTTTACATGCCGGCGGATCCACGGCGCAACGCCTTTTATGCGCTTAGAAATTCCCTTTGCGGTTTTAAGCAATGGTGAATCGATGCTTTCTCCCGCCGCGATCCATCCAGCCTTTGCAATTCCGGCATTTGCCTGTTTTTTCTTGGCTTCAGTTAAAACTTCCGGCCTGACAAATGGTTTCCTTTTTGGCTGTATTTTGTCAGGAGCGCGCACGGTCACTGCCCCATTTTTGTTTCTGTATCGTGCATGCACATCACTGACCTCGCCTGGCGCGCCTTTGTATGTCGCGTATCTTGCCGCCTTGCTGACTTGCTTGAGGATGTTAAGCTCAAATTTGTCGCCTTGTTTTTTGCTCAATCCCCAAGGCTGCACTTTACTTGCTAACTCCTTTGCTACCGATTGGCCGATGATCGCCACGGTTTCAGCAACGGCAATTCCCGACCTAGAAGCGAAGTTTCTCAATTCTGATTCCAGCTTTCTACGTTGCGCCAGCGATATTCTGACCTCAATCATTTTTCGTTTATATCCGATAGCGTAAAATTGATTCCGATAGTTCCAACGTCCACGCTTGTGATGCGGTATGCAGTGCCGTCAATTGTGCATCGCTTGTTGAGCATCAGAAGCGGCGTGGTGACGTTTGCTGGCTGCGCCGTGACCGTTCCCCTTATTTGCGGTTCAAGGCCGCCAAATTCTCCATCAACGCTCTTGCTGAAAAGATTGTTTACTACGTCAAATGTCTGACCATTGCAGACCATAGAAACGATTCCCATGGCCGTATCGCATTCGTCATTGTGCGACAACATGAAATCATCAACAAGGCTCATGCCTTTTGCGTGGTGTCAACAAAAAGCCCCGCACCGTTTCCAGTGCGAGGCCAGTATGACACAAACAAGAATTAGCCCAACAAAATTGCAGCGTGGGCAGGTTTTGCGGCGACCCAGCCCCAGAGAGCATGGATACGATACAGAACCATGCCGTCACCAGGATAAACGCGAAGGTCAAAGCTGATTCCGGTCCGCGGGTCGGTGATGATCTCGTTGTCGATTGCCAGGTCACCTTGTGCGGGGAACATTGGCAGGCGAGTAGCAAGAACCAAAGCGTCCGAGCTGAATGCAATGTTGCGCGCGCTCGTCGCGTTGACGGTCACTGCGGCATTGTCAGCGACTGCGGCGACAAGTCCCGGAGTGTTGATAACAACTACGTTAGAAGCAAGCGCGGTAGCAACTACGTATTTGTTTGATCCAATTGTGATGATGTCGCCAGCAAGGATGGTGCCGGTGCCGGTGTCAAGCGTTAGCGATGTGGATCCGATGGCGTATCCTGAAGCATTGTTGATCAGGTAGCCCGATCCTGTTCCGGCTGTAGCATCATTGATCTGCGCCGATTCACGAACGCTGAATCCTTGCAGGTTCAGAAGTTCACCATCGCGCAGCGTCATGGTAGCACCGGCTTCGTTGGCTTTGGTCAATTGACCAAGCGTGCGAAGTGCAGCTCCGGCGCTTGTGTTGATCACAAGTGAGCGGCTCGATGTAGGAGCGCCGTTGTCATCGAGGATCTTGCGCACTTGCGCGGAGTCTCCGAGGTTTGATGCAAATGGAGTAGTGGCAGAGGTTCCAAATGCACGGGACGCGCCGAGAGCCAAAGCATCGCAAACATCGTTCTCCATCTCGTTGACCAGAGCGCGGAACGCTTGTGCAATTTGATTTTGCTCGATGGTCAAAAAGCCCGGGCCTTGATCCATTGCGTAGATTTCTTCACCAGTCCAAGAAAAACCGGCAAATTTGTTTTTGCTGAGAGTCAAAGCGGCATTGCCAACAGTTTGATCAATCGCACTAGGAACGGCCATTGAGGGCGTATAGGTCGTGGTCGTGTTGGTTGGAGCTTGAGGAATGCGCAGCGTTTGGTTCGATGCAATCCGATCAGCCTTAGCGTCGCGAGTTACGCCGGGCAATGCGCCGACAAGTTCGCGGGAAACTACGTCCAGAGCGGCGTAGACATTAGGAATCAAGTTGGTAAGGGTGTTCGCCATGATGTTTAGTTTTCAGTAGAAGTCCCGCCATTAGCGCGGAAAAGTTGTTGTTGTTCGGGTGTTAGTTTTAAAAGTTCTGCAATCGGCATGATTAGAATTTGATCTAGTGTTTTTTGCACATTTTCAGATTCATCATCAGGTTCAAGTTGTTGAATTTTTTTTGGTCTTGCCATAAAAGCGTTAGACAATTTTGCCGCCGTTTTTGCAGAAATCAGATTTTTGCTTAGCGTTAAGTTGGTTAAATTCTGCGCGGGTTTTGGTGTTGGTTGATTCCGATTCGTTTGGATCAACTTCGAGCGGAGCAAGTCCGGCTTGTGCGGCAATCTCAAGCGCCTTGATATTCGCGCACTCTTGCGCTGCGGTGACAGCGCTTTCAAGTTCTGTGATCTTTTCTTTCGATGCTGTCAGCTCACTTGTTGCCGTGTCGCGCTCTGCGGAAAGTTCAGTGATCTTGCTTTCAAATTCTGCAACTATGCTTTTCGCTTCCGTCAATTCACTGATTGCAGTTGCTAAGTAGTTTTGCGATTCAACAAGTTGCGCTGAAATTTCAGTAACTTGATTTTCGGTGTCGGCAAGAATCGCTTCCAAGCCTGTAACCTTTTCAACAAGTGCTGCGTCCGGTCTGAATTTGTCGAGAATGCTCATTGCTTTTGCTTTGGTGTCAAAAATTTCATCTGCAAATCCCATCTCGACTGCTTGTTTTGCGCTCATCCAAGTTTCGGATTTCATCATTTTCCGTATCTTGTATTTTTCCATGCCGGTTTTTTCTGAATAGATTTCGGCAATGTCATCACTTATTTCTTCAAGCAATGCCGCATAGCGCGCCAGATCCTCTGAGTCGCCTTGCATTCCGCCGCTCGCTTCGTGAATCATGATTTTGCCGTTGCTTGCAATTTCAACCTTGTCGGCACCCATCGCAATGACGCTTCCCATCGATGCCGCAAGCGTGTTGATTCTCGCCGTTACATAAACACCGCGTTTGCGTAGTGATTTTAGCTCGTTGTAAATCCTGCCGCCCTCAAATACGCTGCCGCCGCTTGTGTGGATTTCAATTTCGAGAGTATCAACTGCATTTTCAGCGCAAGCAACAATCTCGCCAAATGCGTAGTGGTTTTCTACGGCTTTCATGCCATATACTTTCGTGATTTCCTCAATCACTTTGTCCACGCTGATTTTATCAACATGGTCGTTGAGCTTCACCTTAGCTGCTTTGTTTTCGATGGTAATCATGTTTTCAAGTTGTTTTAATTGTTGATTTGTCCATGACTTGCCGGGATCGCCGCCCCATAACGCCCACGCGATTCGCCCGGCTGATGGATATCCTTTTTCGCCTTGCCTAAATCCTTCTGCGTTCTTATCAACTTCATGCCGGGCAAAGTAACTCGCCATTCTGCGTATCGTATCAGTTGATAGATTCACGCGATTGCTAATATCACGCGCCCTAGCAACTCCAACAGCGGTCCCCCCTCGGTTGTATTCTGCACGCCAAGCCAATCCTTGACGCGCTTCATCTGCCATTTCTGCCGTTGGTTTCATTATGCTTCAACGGCTGCGACCATAACCAAGACTGATGCGGTGTTTGCTTTTGCGTAAAGAGTTGCCGAGGATGGCGTAAATAAGCAGGAAAGCCCTGGCAACAATTTGATTTTAAACACGGTCAATCCAGAGTCACCACCAAGCTCGATAAAATTAGTCGCATCAAGGTTTTTGATCATGACCTGCTGCGGCGCTCCTGTG